ATTTGTATTATTACAATTATTATTTCCAGCAATTTTTCCAATTGTTTCAACTAATTCTTGAGTTAAATGATTTTCCAGTTTTTTATTATCCATATCATGAATTTCTTTTTCCAGTTTTTGAACCTCTAATTTTGCTTTTTGTAACCTTAATTGGTTTAACTGTTCTTCCATATCGTCGAAATCATCGTTTGCTCCTTTTTTTGTTTCCATTTTGGAAACATTTGGAAACATTTTGGAAACATTTGGAAACATTTTGGAAACATTTTGGAGCACACCATCGCTACATTTTTTTTTATGTTTCCACAATCCACTTCTCGTCTTAAAAATTCTCCCGCATTCACAAATGATTTTTTCGTTTTGGCTCCTTTTTGGCTCCTTTTTTTTTATGCCTAAACATTGATTTATGTTTTTGATGTGTTTTGCTGTTTTTAAGTGTCTTTTATAGTTAGACAGTTTACTCATAGTATGGTCACAAACTTCACAGTAGAATTTCATTTTTTTTTCGTCAGTCACACAAATTTTTTCGGCTCTTTTTGGCTCCTTTTTCATAATATATGGAAACATAAAAAGGAGCCCCTAAATTCTTTTTTTTCATGTTTTTTTTTCAAAAAAAAAAGCATGTAGTATGACTTTTTTTAAATTTTTTCAAAAAATACCTACATCTTTCTAGTAAAATAGTTTTTTCAGCTTTTTTTCGGAAAAACTTTTTTTAAATTTTGCATTTTGGACATTTTAATATTGTCCATTTTTCATTTTTGCAAAAAAGTTTTCTTAAAAAAAAAAGCTAAAAAAGTCTTATGCTCACAAATTTTAATGATAATATCATAAATATCATGATAGTATCGTAATATTGGGTAAAAACAAAAATGTGTTCCACTACATGACAAGTAACAACTTAAATTATTGTTTATTTTTTGATACCTTATCTGATATTGATTCTATTAATTTAGTATTATAAATTAAATTTCCTGTAGGTTTATATGTTGATACTTGTTTATAATTTTTATCTTTATCTTTTTTTAAAATAGATTTTAATGTTGAAGGTTTATCTCTTAACAATAAAGAATTAGTATTTTCTTTATTTTTTTTCTTTCTTGTAATAACATTTCCAAATCCATCAATATTCACACCGTATTCTTTTTTTATTTGACTTCTTTTATGTGCTGGTATATAGTGTTGCCAACTAATCCATAATAAGTTAGGATGTGTATATTTAATTTCAAAACCGTTTTCTGTTAATTTTTCAATCACATACATAGTACATGCATTAATATCATATCTAGGAACTCCTAAAAGAAATTCTGGTAATAAGTAAACACAAAATTTATTGTTATTTCTTTGTTTAGATGTATGTTTTATTTTATTATGTATTCTATTAAGTATTTTTTGATAAATTTTTGTTTTATTTTCATTTGTAATTTTATCACGAGTATATAATTCATCTAAATTTAATTTTTCTGTAAAATTTTCATCATTATTCATATTAAATTTTTAAAAGAAAAAAATAATTAAAAATATACGATTATTAATATATAATAATGACCATTAAAAATTTGGTGATATCTGGAGGTGCATATAAAGGATTTTATACATTAGGTGTTATAAAACACTTAATAAATAAAAAATATTTACAACAAGAAAATATAGAAAATGTTTATGGTACGTCGGCTGGCTCTATAATAGCATTACTATTATGCTTAAAACTTGACTGGAATGATATAACAGAATATTCTATAAATAGACCATGGGAAAAAGAAATAAAATTTGATTCAAATAAAATACTAGAAACTTTTAAAAATCAGGGATATTTTGGAGGTGAATTTTTTATTAATATATTTTCAGGTTTATTTCATAATGCAAAATTATCTAAAGAAATTACTTTTAAAGAACTTTTTGAATATTCTAATATTAAACTAAATATTTATACTGTTAACTTGACTAACTGGGAATTAGAAGTATTAAATTATGAAAAAACTCCAGATTTAAAAGTATTACAAGGTATACACATGAGTTGTTCTATACCATTTGTTTTTCAACCAGTATTTTATAATAATTGTATTTATGGGGATGGTGGAATAATAAATCCTTTTCCAATAGATAAATGTATTGATGAAAATAAAAACAAGGATGAAATATTGTCTATAAGAATTATTGATAAAGAACTAGAACAATTAAGTGAATCTTCTAATATTTTTTATTATGGTTTTTACTTACTATTTAAATTAATAGTTGAAAATTATAAAAATAAAAATAAAAATTTAATAAAAAATGAAATTATTATTCCGGGTATTCAATTAAATATAAAAGATGCAAAAGAAATTATTTATACAAAAGAAAATAGAAGAAAATTAATAGAACAAGGAGAGAATTATGCAAGAATTTTTTTATATAAAAAAGAAGATTCTTGATTACAATACAGATTCGATGAATTTTTTTAATATCTCAGTATTTGGTTTCGCTTCATATTCAATAACTTGATCATTTTTAACCATATAAATACTTGGGAATCCATCTATTTTTTTCCCATTTAAAAAATTATTTTCAAAATTTTCCATTTCTTTTTCATTTTTCTCTCCGTCTAGTTCAATAAATCTTAAACTAGTGTTATTAATATTTTTTCCATTGAACTGTTGTTTAGTTTTTTCCCAAATAGGTTTTGCTTTTTTAGAATAAGGACACCAGTCTGCTGTAAATAAATATAAATCTGCAGACTCATCTTCCCCTTTTACTGTAAATTCTTTATTAGGAACATAATCTGGATCCATTTGTGGAGAGATATATGTAGTGTAAACATAAAATGCAACCGCAATAAAAATAGATATAACAAAAAGAATAATTATAAATTTTTTATTAAATACCATATTTTTTATTGTTGATGCGCCAGATTCAACTGCTGCCATAGTTGACATATAATTATTATATATAGAACAAATAAGTTTATTTAACGAATATAAAGATAAATAAAAACTTTTATTTAAGAATGTTTATTATGACTAAAGAAGGTAAAATTATTTATTTTGATATTACTAAATTTAATAGCGATAATGAAATGTATGAAACATTATGGAATGTATTATACGGAATAGATTTACCTAAAGAAAATGATGACTTCATTGATTCACTTGTTGATTATGTGAGTGGAGAGAAAAACTTTGTATAAAAAAAAATATTACTATATATTAGTAATGGCAAAGACAAAACGAGTTAGAAAAATAAAAAATAAAAGGAAAACAAATAAAGTTTATACTAAAAAAGACTTTAAAAGTGGTGATGGTATGTTAACAAGTGTTTGGGGTCCCAGCTTATGGCATTCATTACATACTATAAGTTTTAATTATCCTGTAAAGCCTACACTTCAAGATAAGAAAAATTATAAACGATTTATTTTAAGTTTGAAACATATATTACCATGTAAATATTGTAGAATGAATTTCAGGAAAAATTTAAAAGACGTACCTTTAAATGATAAAGCCCTTAAAAATCGTGCTAATTTTTCAAGATGGATGTATAACATTCATGAACATATTAATAAAATGTTAGGGAAAAAATCTGGATTAAAGTATTGTGATATAAGAGAAAGATATGAACATTTTAGGGCTAGATGTACAAAAGATATAGATACTTTGAAAATAGTTGAAATTATTCCTAAAAATCGTACACGTAAAAATAAAAACAAAAAAAATAAAACACTTAAAAAAGAAAAAGGATGTGTTGAACCACTTTTTGGTAAAAAGTCAAAATGCGTAATTAAAATAGTACCAAAAGATGAAAAAATACCAACATTTCAAATGGATAAAAAATGTATAAAAAAAAGAAAGAAATAAAATTAATTTTTATTTAAAATTATTTTTATTTAATTAAAAGCAGCAAAACTGTTAAGTTGCGGTATAGGAAGAATATTATTTGTTCCAACTGTAGAAACAGAGTAGTTAGGTACTTTTTTACATGTAAATGATGGTTCAGGGCATCTAGCACATGGGGCACATGGTGGACAGGGCTTTTGTCTAGGACATGATCTAGAGTCTGGACATTTAGGACAAACTGGTGGAACTATTTCACTTTTCAAAATATATTTACTAGGGTCAGGATTAAAATCTTTACCAGAAGCATTGTTGGAACCATTTTCTGAACCATTTGAACTGTTTTCTTCATTATCGTTAGACTTTTTATTACATTTCTTTTCACCTCTATGATTTCCATCTTTATCGTGATGATGTTTTCTTTTTCTCCTTTCAGGAATAACTACATCTTCTAAATCTCCAATAATAGAAGAGTAATTTCCGTTATTAAAAGGATCATAGTTATCTCCTTTTTTTAGTACTTCATTTTCTGGTTGAATTTCAGATTGAAAATATTCAACCATGCTAAATCCTAAAGATGATGCTAATAAAACAAATATAACAATTAAAAATAAATGCAATTTATTTAATTTCATATAAACTATATTATGAAAAAAAAAATATAGAATTATAATATATTATGCCATACAGAGCCTTAACTCATGGACGAGTAAATACTCCACAACAAATCAAAGGTGCAACAGGTAAAAATGATAATAATAACTTAAATGTTCAGCAAAAAGCATTTAATTCTCAAGCAGGAGTAGCAAATTCTGGTTCAAACATTAGTCAGAAAAATAAGTTAAAAATTAGAACTGGAACATCTGGAGGTAATAGACAAATCCACAGAAGAGTTTTATCAGGCAATTTATTAATTACACCTAATAATTTTGGGCCTGAAAGTAATTTTGTACCGGGTCAAGGAAAGGGATTTCCTACTGCAAATCCTCAAACAAGTGTAGGCAGTACTAATACGTTTGCTAGAAGAGCAATTAAACGACGTGCAGTAACAAAAACAGTAACCAATACTCAAACATCTGTTTCAGTAAATAATTGTGACTGTGATTAGAAGAAAAATATAATTATATAAAAAAAAAATTTATATAATTATTTTATAACTATAGTTTATAATGGCTCAGATTACACAAAAAACACAATGGTATTTAGTATCTACAGATAGAAGTAATGAAAATATACAAACATTGGCCAATAGATTAACAAATACAAATGTAGGGGTTAATTTAAATGATAAATATTTTGTATGGAATGAAGATACAAATATTTATGATAATTTAAGTGTCGCTAATAATGATTCTTTAGAAAAAAACCGGGGATATTGGATTTATGTAGATTCTTTGTATGATATTATTACAGGAAAAACAATAGATGGATATGTCAAAGATGCGGTTATATATCAAGATATAAATGGTGATGGAACTTTAACAGACCAAAAATTTACAATATCGCGACAAGATGGAAGTTTTGATGTTCCTCAATATACTAATGCCTCTATTCCTTTAATTTCTAAAGGAGGTACAGATATTTCAACTAATAAACCAGCAATTACAATGAAAGGATTTATTAATCCTAATGGAGACACTATTTTAAATCCATTTACTACTATTGGTGTTGAAAATACTTCATTATCTGGAAGTCCAACACAAATAGAAATTAGTTTTAACAATGCAATGCAGGATATCGCAGATAGTCTTTCACTCAGTACTAATAATATTAAAAGTGATGTAATGGCATTACAAGATAATGCAACTTTTGATAAGCAAGTTCAGTTAGTAAATATGGCGAATACTTTATCTGGCTCGTTACCAACTTCTGTTACACCAGAAGTTGTCATGTCAACAATAGCAAAGAAAATTAAAAATAATTCAAGTAGAAGTACATCATTGCAGTTTAGTATGGATAATTTGAGTATTATTAATGATGTTGTTTCTCAGATAGAAAGTGATTTAAATATAAATTTTAACACAAATAAAAAAAATAATTTATGTAATTTAGTAAGTGAAGTAAATTCTACAATTTCTGCTTTAGATTTAAGTCAGTCTTTTGTTACTTTAGCAACCGAGGCCTTACAATTATCTGTTTCTTGTCAAAATACAAGTGATACATTAACTGATAATTTTAGTGATAGTAATTTTGACGTCGCGTTAAATTTAAATGATATTATAAATAATTCTTCTGATATTTTAATTGACGCATTAGTTCAACCAGAATTAGATGAATATGGTAATCCAATAGCAACTCGTAGTATGAATGAAAACATGCCAGAATCTATGCTTAATAAAGAATATAAAAAAATAATAGTTAATTTACAAAAAGAAGTTACATCATTGAAAAGTGAATTAAGTGTTTTACATAATCAAA